TCATTTATCAGAAAGTACATGGATTGGGATTTTGATAAGGTACAACACATTCAGGCAGGGTGGAAAAAGAATAAGTCTCTCAAACTTGTTGATGTTGGATACCATGCTTACTTTGGACTATCATCATCCGCCTTGAACAATGACTCTGATTTTACTGTCAAACAGGACGCTACTAAGTCACAGATCAAAGCCGCTTTTAAGAAATCATTATCTGCAAAGAAAATGAACAAGAAAGTATTAGGTGAATTTATGGAGTACATAGCGTGACAATTATATTAGTGTCACAACACTGGTTGCATGTAGTAGCATGAACCAGTATAATTAATACATAACTACAGAATGAACAATGCCCTTTGAAGCTAAAGTGAATCCCGAATCTCTAATCAATTCTCTAAGAGATCTATACGGTACAAAAATTACCGCCGCACATGTCAAAGCCTACTGTGCTCAGAATGATGTGGGATATCAAACTGTCACCAAATACCTTAAACCATATAAGAAAGGCATTGGTAAATGGAATCTAACTGTCAAGGAAAAACTTGAAGCAAACTTCAAGGCTCCTGCTGTTGTTCCACCCACCGAACAGAATCTAATTCCAACAGTTGACCCTAACTTTGTCAAGTTTGGAAACTTCCCTGATGTTAAAAAGATTATTCAATCTAAAGAATTCTATCCATGTTTTATTACAGGACTATCAGGTAATGGTAAAACTCTAGGTGTGGAACAAGCCTGCGCTCAACTCAAGAGAGAAGTTGTTCGTGTAAACATTACTATTGAAACTGATGAAGATGATCTTATTGGTGGTTTCCGCCTTGTTAATGGTTCCACAGTATGGCACAATGGCCCAGTCATTGAAGCCCTCGAGCGAGGAGCTATATTGCTCCTTGACGAGATCGACCTTGCCTCTAACAAAATTCTCTGCCTTCAAAGTATCCTTGAGGGAAATGGAGTATTCCTTAAGAAAATTGGCAGATTCGTTAGACCCGCCAGAGGATTCAACGTATTCGCCACCGCAAATACAAAGGGTAAGGGTTCAGACGACGGACGCTTTATTGGAACTAACGTGCTCAACGAAGCCTTCCTTGAAAGATTCCCAGTTACCTTCGAGCAATCCTATCCCTCAGTAAAGACAGAAGAGAAGATCTTAAATCTCTTATGTGATGACAAAGATTTCTGTAAGAGACTTGTAGATTGGGGAGACATCATTCGTAAAACATTCTATGACGGTGGTGTTGAGGAAGTTATTTCTACAAGACGCCTTGTACATATCGTAAAGGCATATTCCATCTGGAAGAACAAAGAGAAAGCAATTGAAGTATGTGTCAATCGTTTTGATGATGAAACTAAACAGGCCTTCCTTGATCTATATGATAAGGTTGATGCTGATGTAAACTTTGGAGAAGAAAAACCTAATGAACCTATGGAAGAACTACAAGTCCCTTCTGTATAAAACATTTCCAGACCTAAAGTTTGAGTCCGAGTGGGCTTCATGGGAAGGTAAAGGTACTAACTTAACTGCTAGAACCTATACCAACCCATACTTTATTAAGTCTAGAGAGGTAGATATATGGAGTGATAAATCATGTATCTACAATACTATAATCTATCCTAAGACAGGCAGTAATCTACCTTGCTTTGGTATGGATTTGATGGGATTTTTTGAAAAGAAAGTTATTATTGTATTTGACTTTCAACACCCAAAAGAAAAGTTTTTATTCTCTGTGCCTGGATTACCCAAGGCAGAACAAGATTACAGATTTTTTGAAATGGGTAATCACTTCTCTGAGAATATCTTTGTTAGATATTGTACCTTTGCTGATGTTGATGAACATTTAGATATGTTTGAACAATACTTGACAAAGTACAAAGACATGGTAGAATTAGAGAAACCGTCTGGAACTGATACCAGCGAATACAAAGACTTTGATGCTTACATGACCAAACTAGACCCAGTAGGAGGATATCTTGCAGGGAAGTTTGGTAAAGAACAAGCAGATAGTTTAGTCCACGATTTCTTATTTACTTATGGTTAACGCATGGAGTCTCGCTGGTTCAATTATGAATGGAACATTTGAAGAAGACTATCCTCTTATGGACAAAAAATTATACATCTATGAGTCACCTGATGGTGGCAAAACTGTCACTCGAAGAGAACCCTTTAGTGACAAAAGAGAAGTAATTCAAGGAGACTACTTCGAGGAAATAACTTGGAGTGAAGTTGAAGATAAAAGGGATAAAGACCTTGATTGGATTGCGAAGAGTGGAGGATTTGAGTGGACGCCAGGTTCACCATGGCCACCAGAGGTTCCTGATGAGGAAGCATGTAATGGTGACGATTATACCGAAGCCTTTGACTACATGATGGGTCAGGAGCCATTAGGTTATGGAAACACTGCTGAAATATCGGAAGATATAGAACACTCAGAGTATTGGTATGATTACACTCGTAATGATCCCGACAGACCAAATCCTTTTGGTGCTGATTATCTCGCTGATGTAGATGATCAAAGAGCTCATCACTTTGGAAACAACACAGTTCCTCCATACATAACCAAAACATTTAAGTATGAGGAAGATGCAATTCTTAAACAAGCTGAGGATTATATCGCCAAAACGTACGAATTGCACTATACTAGTGATAAGGGTAACTATCAAACCCTAGATCTTATAGAAAGTATTGGAGATGCGGAAGCATTTTGCCGATCCAATGCAATCAAATATCTTTCAAGATTCGGCAAAAAAGATGGTAAGAATAAAAAGGATATTCTAAAAGCCATTCACTATTGTACACTCCTATATCATTTCTCTTTTAATGACGACAGCAACTAAACTACCAATGAAACTTTCAGATAGAACTATCAACCTACTCAAGAACTTTGCTTCTATCAATCAATCAATATTGTTCAAGCAAGGAAACTCACTTAGAACTATTTCTGTGATGAAAAACATTCTTGCGGAAGCAAATATAGATGAGAATTTCCCACAGGATTTTGGTGTTTATGATTTATCACAATTCCTAAATTCTCTAGGATTATTCCAAGAACCAGAACTCAATTTTACAGGCGATAGTTTTGTAAATATCAAAGAAGGAAAACAGAAATCAAAATATTTCTTTGCTGATCCTAGTGTCATAGTTTCTCCACCTGAGAAATCAATTACATTGCCTTCTGTAGACGTAGAGTTTACACTTAGAAGTTCTCAACTTGACAGATTACTCAAAGCTGCTGGTGTATATCATCTATCAGACTTATCTGTAGTTGGTGATGGTAAAGAAATTAAAATGGTTGTATCTGATCGTAAGAATGATACATCAAATGATTTTTCTATTGTTGTTGGTGAAACTGATAAAACATTCTCTATGAATTTCAAGGTAGAGAACATCAAGATTGTGCCTGGCACATATGAGGTTAAGATCTCTCGTAAACTTTTGTCACAATTTAAGTCTGCTGAGTATGACCTAACCTACTATATAGCCCTAGAACCTGATATCACATGGGAGGACTAATTTTGTTTTTTGCATCTAATCCATCTGTCTACACTTTGCCTGGCACATGGGAACCACAACCAGAAGTGTTGTTTGATCCTACATTTCTCCTAGCATCAGCCGCATTTGTATTTGTTACCGCAGCAGTTATATCCACAGTAGCTATTAAACGCAAACGGAAAGTTAATTAATGAATGAAAGAATTTGATTATGACCTCGATTACAAAGAGCTTGACTTTTCAATTAAAGAAAATCGCAAACTTTATCGTATTGGAAGGGGAGAACAGGGAGTATTATTGGTTCGCCCTTATACTAACATTATTTGTAATTATTGGAGATTCAAAACTCCTAAGATAGCAATTCAATCTGCAAACAAAATCTTCAGCCTTTACCTAGATTATAGGGATGCTGGAGATTTTATTGGTATGGATATGTGCCGTAAATTTCTAGAGATGGGATTTACCAGAGCAAGAAGATATGCCAATCATAACTCAGGCAGAAAATATAAGAAGGGAACGAGAGAAATTCTACCTCAAGAAGAAGATCATATGACAAGTAAGTATGCTGAGTCTGCCAGAATATTCAAACATGTCAGAGACATTGTTGCAAAATCTGAGGATTATGTTAGAATGAGAAAGGAATGGAGAGCATCTGAATGAACATCTTTGTAACTGACCCATCACCAACTCTATCTGCACGTTGCTTACCTGACAAACATATTGTCAAAATGCCCCTAGAAACATGTCAAATGTTATCTATTGTGTGTTCTAAGAAGTGGGGTCATGGATATGGTGAGTTACACCGCATCAATGGTCAACCATACAAGACAGAGAAAGGTGCATTTCGTAATCACCCATGTACAATCTGGGCAAATCAATGTTTAGAAAACACATGGTGGTTACTCGCACATGGTCTTGCTCTATGTAATGAATATCAATGGAGATATGGTAAAATACATAGTTGTGAGAGAACACTAGAGGAAGCGGTAAGTATTATTCCTTCTGCACCACCACCCTATCTACCAAAATCATTCGCATTCGCAGGTCCTGATGAGTTTAAATTTGACACAAGCATTGACACTTTTACTGCTTACAAACGTTATATATCGAGCAAACCTTGGGTTGCATCTAATTATATACGTGACCCATCCAGAAAACCGAATTGGGTATGAATAATGGCTATTACACAAGAACAGGCAGACAAAATTGTTGCTATAAACAATCTGATAGAGGTTATCAAATACCTTGACGCTAACGTAACACACACGAGGGTTAAACTGGTATCATAG